ATGGCGAAAATGGATGTTATGTTGAGTATAATCATACTCGCCCCTATCAATCTGTGTCCGTATAGGAGAAACAAATGGCACAAGACAATCGCAGGTATCCAATGAAGGCCGAAATACGACAAATTTTTCAAGACCTAGATGCATGGTTAAACTACTGTCGTTTCCGTATGATCAAGTATGACGAGGCTGATCTTTATCGTTCAGTGGAATATAAAGAATGGCAAGAGCGCAGAAAGAAACGTCAACAATGGCAGGCCCGTAATGGTCAAACTTCACCCTACACTCGCAGAGGGCAGTGATGACTGTATTCCTAGTTGATCTAGAAGCAGTTGAAACTCGTTATACAGCACAATGGAAATCACATGTGCCTAAACTACTTACAGAGGCAGGACATATTGTTAGAACTATCGCAGGTCCTACAGACATACCTAGCGCTACTACCCCTGGTGCTTTCCTTAATTTCGGTGGTACTAACATATACAAAGCGTCTCAGGTTCAAGAGATTGGACGATTATTCACCGATGGGTTTGTAAGCGAAGGTGATCACTTTCTCTTTACTGACGCTTGGCATCCTGGGATTATTAACCTTAAGTATATGTCAGAGCTTTTGAGAATCCCTGTAAAGATTCACGCACTTTGGCATGCTGGCAGTTATGATCCGCAGGACTTCTTAGGACGCTTGATAGGTGATGCACCCTGGGTGCGTCATGCAGAAAAAGCATTCTTTGAAGCTATCGATTATAACTACTTTGCCACAGACTTCCACGTTGACATGTTTGCTTTTAACTTGTATAAAGCAAGAAAGAGTACGTTTGGTAATAAAATAGTACGCAGTGGATGGCCAATGGAATATATGGCAGAAACACTAAAACCTTATGCTGGCTTACCTAAACGTGATTTGATCTTATTTCCACACAGAATTGCTCCTGAGAAACAGGTTAATATATTCCGTCATTTAGCAACAGAATTACCCGAGTATGAATTTGTAGTATGTCAAGATCAAGAATTGACCAAAGAAGAGTATCATACTTTACTTGGACAAAGTAAAATTGTCTTTAGTGCTAACCTACAAGAAACCTTAGGTATATCATGTTATGAAGGTATGCTAGTGGGTGCCATTCCATTGGTGCCAGATAGACTATCATATAAAGAAATGTATGGTAGTTTATTTAAATACCCAAGTGAATGGACCGAGTCATGGGATAGTTATTATCTGCATAAAGAAGATCTTAAAGCTCGTATCCGTGAACACATGGAAAACTTTGATGCTCGTCACGACTTTGTACGCAGTAACGCAGAACATCTTACACAAGAATTCTTTTCAGCAACTAAAATCTTAGAAACTATCAGTGGCAAATCCCTTCGAGAAGATTAACGAGTTTGAATCTGCATTAGCCGAGTTCACCGGTGCACCATATGCAGTCATGACTGACTGTTGTACACATGCTATTGAACTATGCCTACGCTATGATAGGTCCAGTCGTGTGTTATTTCCTGCACACACCTATCTGAGTATTCCAATGACCATGCACAAGTTGGGTATCAGTTACGATTATACTGATAAACAGTGGATCGGTGAATATCAATTTATCAGCACACGAATCTGGGACAGTGCCAGACTGCTCAAACAAGGTATGTATCGCCCAGGACAGCTACAGTGTTTGAGCTTTGGCTATGGTAAACCGCTAGAGATCGGACGAGGTGGTGCTATTCTGACAGATGATGTAGAAGTATATGACACACTCAAATATCAATGCTATGATGGCCGCGATTTATCTATTAACCCGTGGGAAAATCAAAAGATATTCAAGGTTGGTTATCATTATAAACCCACAATCGAAGAAGCTGTAAAAGGTTTAGAATTATTACCAAACATTGACCAAGAACCTAAATATAAAGAGTATCCAGATCTTAGAAATATTACGATCATCGGTTGACATAGACCTAAATAACCTATATAATATTAACAATATGGCAATCCTCTGCCTTAACATCGGAGACACAAATTGAGTGACAAAACAATCAGCGAACGAATTCTCGAACGCATACAAGCAAGTAATACCCGTTATTGGGCTGGCGATAATATCTCAGAATATATTTTAGACAGTGAACGTGCTGAATTAGTAGATGAATTAACCGTTAAATTCGAAGGTGTGTTGGATAGTTTATTAATTGATCGTCATACTGATCCAAACAGCCAAGGCACAGCACGTCGTCTGGCTAAAATGTATCTATATGAAATCATGGCAGGACGCTATGATCCAGCACCAGATGCAACAGCTTTTCCAAATGATAGTGAGGATCGTTATGAAGGTATGCTCGTGGTTAGAAGTGAGCTTCGCAGTATGTGTAGTCATCATCATCAGCCTGTCGCTGGTGTTGCCTATATTGGGATTATCGCCGCACAAAAACTTATTGGACTTAGCAAGTATACTCGTATTGCTCAATGGTGTAGTCGTCGTGGTACACTACAAGAAGAACTTGCTAACGACATCGCAAGAGAAATAATGAAAGCCACAGGCAGTGATAACGTAGCAGTATACATTCAAGCCACACATGGTTGCTGTGAGAATCGTGGTATCATGGCACATAGTAGTCTAACACAGACTACAGTGCTTAAAGGTGCATTTAAAGAAGACGGTAATACCAAGAAAGAATTCTTTGACAACATCAAACTACAACAGGAGTTTGCACCAAGATGAGAGATTTAAAAGCCATAGCAATAGAATACTTTGAAACATTTAGTCGCAAGGACTTAGATGGTCTTGGTATAATGTTTACAGGTGATGTCACCTTACGTGATTGGGAAATCAGTGCCACAGGTATTGATGAAGTATTAGCCGCTAACAAGAAGATATTCGACAGCGTTGAATATATCCATGTCTTGCCGTTGCACTTATATCAAGACAGCAATACCATAGCCGCAGAACTAAGCATAGTAGTCAGTGGAGCGGTGCATTTAAGTGTTGTTGACCTCATCACATTTAATGACACAGGTAAAATCGTTAGTATTAAAGCCTATAAGGGATAAAGATGCGTTGGATTAAAAAGAAGATTTGCAGTTGGTTAGGTGTAGAACGCTTTGACGATTGGGGTGAAATTGATGAACGAAGAGATACTCTGGTATCTGTTAGATGCCGCAATGATGCACCGAGCTTCTTTGACCGTAATCCAGAAACTAACTTCCGTATATATAATGCCACAGGTGGTATCATCCTTGAAGTAGGTCGTTGGGATAAAACTCGTCAAGAGTGGACTACTAACATGCACATCATACACGACGATGATGAACACGCTACAGATGCTATTGCTAAGATCATGACCATGGAGTTAATGAGATGAAGAAATTATATGTAAGTGATGTAGAAATAAGAGAATATGTAAATCGTATCTCATTCCAAATGTACAAAGACAACTGGCGTCCTGACTACATTGTTGGACTTACCCGCGGAGGATTGATTCCTGCTGTGTATATGAGTCATACATTAGATATTCCCATGCATACATTGAAAGTAGCCTTACGTGACAACGCAGACACTGAAAGCAACTGCTGGATGGCAGAAGATGCTTTTGGCTATGTTAGTGCTAGTAGTGTTCCTCGCCCAGCTGATGAGCCCACTACAGATCCTAGCCTACGTAAAAATATCTTGATCATTGATGATATTAACGATACTGGTGCTACATTAGATTGGATCATTGAAGATTGGCAAGGTAGTAACTTACCCAATGATCCAGCTTGGGCAGATGGTATCTGGAATGGTAATGTACGTTTCGCTGTGCTATTTGATAACCTAGCCAGCAAGTTCAGTCGCAAGATTGACTATAGTGCTGTAGAGATAAACAAAGCCGAAGAAGATGTTTGGATTGTTTACCCTTGGGAAAGATAATCTTGCAATTTTTCAATAATAATAGTAAACTAATAGGATGGCTAGCTAATATTATCACAGTTGTTGGGGTAGTATTTACCAGCTTTGATGTGTATCCGCTCAACATTATTATATTGTCTATTGCTTGTTTATTTTGGATCGTGACTGGGATTGTTTGGCGTAAACCAGAGTTATGGACACTTAACGCTATTATATTTTTAATTTATGTATACGGATTGGTTAGATGAGTAAACTTAAAGTCAGTGAAATATTCTATTCAGCACAGGGCGAAGGACGCTTTATTGGCGTGCCTAGTGTGTTCTTACGTACATTTGGTTGCAACTTTACCTGTGGTGGTTTTGGCATGACAGATCGCACACAGATGAGCACAGAACGTGAGTTCATTGATCCTACAAAATATCGTATATATGAAGAGCTTCCATTGGTTAATACTGGATGTGACAGTTATGCGTCATGGGATCCTAGATTTAAAAACTTTAGTCCACTGTTAGAAATTGATGGTGTAGTCAAACGTATGCTAGATCTAGTGCCTAGCAATAGTTGGATCATGCCCAATGGTAATGATACACATCTAGTTATTACAGGTGGTGAACCGTTACTAGGTTGGCAACGTGCTTATCCGGAATTACTAAGTCACAAGGACATGTATAATCTTAAGAACTTAACATTTGAAACTAACGGTACCCAAGAATTACATGAAGACTTTGCCAAGTATCTTAAACTTTGGAATCGAGGCAGTAGAGAAATAACATTCAGTGTTAGTGCTAAACTAAGTGCCAGTGGTGAAGCATGGGCTGACGCTGTCAAACCTGAGATTGTTCGTAGCTATGAAAAGATTGGCACAACCTATCTTAAATTTGTAGTTGAAAAGCCCAGCGACTTTGATGAAGTAGATCGAGCAGTATCAGAATACAGGAAGGTCAAATTTAAAGGTGTAGTATATATCATGCCAGTAGGTGGTGTAGTTAAAGTCTATGATGGCAATAAATTTAACGTAGCCGATGAAGCTATGCGTCGTGGTTATTATTACAGCCCAAGATTACATGTTGATCTTTGGGGTAACAGTTGGGGCAAATAAAAGGAAAATATGAGCTATCTATTTACAAGTGAAAGTGTTAGTGAAGGACATCCGGATAAGGTAGCAGACGCTATCAGTGATGCTGTATTAGATTTAATGATGCGTGAGCAGAATACTGCTTATCGTTGCGCTTGTGAAACACTAGTAACAACCAATCAAGTCATCCTAGCAGGTGAATACAAAGGTATTTACAATCATCTAGAAGTTGAAAATGCTGTGCGTCGTGTTATCCGTGACATCGGCTACGAGCAAGATGGGTTCCATTGGGAAACTGCGGATATTAAAAATCTCATGCATGGACAATCAGCAGACATCGCCCTAGGCACTGACACATTTGGTGCAGGTGATCAAGGCTTGATGTTTGGTTATGCTATCAATGAAACACCAGACCTGATGCCCAGTGCTATCTATTACAGTCACAAAATTGTCGAACGATTAACAGCAGTTCGCAAGAGTGGAGTGGTATGGTTAGGTCCCGATGCCAAGTCACAGGTTACCATGGAATATAATGATGATGGCACTGTTAGTCGTATCGCTAAGATAGTGTGTTCAACGCAACACTCAGCTGATATAGATATCGATGATTTACGTGAGCAGGTTAAAACTATCATTGATACAGTATTGCTGCCAAATCTAATAGATGCCAATACAGAATATCTCATCAATCCAACTGGCAGATTTGTCATTGGTGGACCAGATGGTGACACTGGCCTAACAGGGCGTAAGATTATCGTTGATACCTATGGTGGATACAGTCCACATGGTGGTGGTGCATTCTCTGGCAAGGATCCTACCAAGGTAGATCGTAGTGCTGCTTATATGGCTCGTTACCTAGCTAAGAATATCGTGGCTAGTCGAGGTGCACACAAAGCCACTGTGCAGATCAGTTATGCTATTGGTGTTAAAGAGCCTACTAGTTTATTTGTTAAGACTAATCTAGGTATCGAGTTTGATAACAGCATTACTACTTGGATCCGTGAAAATATTGATCTAACTCCACAGGGCATCATAAATAGATTTGAGCTGTTCCGTCCTATTTACAGCCTAACAACCAACTATGGGCATTTTGGTAAAGCTAATTTACCATGGGAAAAATTAGATTTATTCAAGGACTAATATGATAAAGAAACTAATCAATAGCTTGTTTGGTACTAAGCCTGAACCAGCAGTTATTAAAGAGCAAAAAGCCAAAAAAACTCCAAAAGAGATTGCCACAGACGTAGGTGAACCTTGGGTAGAGGTGATTGGTATTGCTATTGATAAAGATAATCCAGGCGCTGGCAGTTTTGAATTAGATTGGAATGATAAATTTGTAGCCAATTTGATACGTGCTGGATATCAAGGTAAAACAGATCAAGATCTAGTAGACAATTGGTTCCGCAGTGTTTGCCAAAATGTTGTTATGGAAAATTATGAGCAAGAACAAGCTGATCCAGACAATCGTCCAAATAACCGTAAGGATCTAGGTAACGGTAGAACGGAAATTAGTTGACAAAAATCAAAATAGAAAGTATAATGGTTAAATGAGATATCTCCTTGTTGACACCGCAAACACATTCTTTAGAGCAAGACATTCAGCACATCGCCAAAGTGACACCTGGGACAAGCTGGGTTTTGCCATCCACGTAACCCTAGCATCAATCAATAAATCATGGCGTGATCAACGGGCCGATCATGTTATATTCTGTTTAGAAGGGCGCAGTTGGCGCAAAGACTTCTATGAACCCTATAAGAAAAACCGTAGTGTAGCACGTGCGGCACTCACCGAAAGCGAAGCAGAAGAAGACAAGTTATTCTGGGAGACATTTGATGCGCTCAAAACTTTCGTCAGTGAAAAAACTAATTGCACAGTTCTCCAACATGGCGAACTCGAAGCAGATGATCTTATCGCTGGATTCATACAAGCCCATCCCGGTGATCATCACACTATCGTTAGCAGTGACACTGATTTCTATCAGCTACTTAGTGATAATGTTAATCAGTACAACGGAATAAGTGATGAGCTCCATACTATCGAAGGTATCTTCGATAAGAAGGGCAAACCTGTCTTAGATAAGAAAACTAAAGAGCCTAAAAAGATTCCTGATCCTAAGTTTATACTTTTTGAAAAGTGTATGCGTGGTGATCCTACAGACAATGTATTTTCCGCATTTCCAGGCGTGCGCACCAAAGGCAGTAAGAACAAAGTAGGACTCGAAGAAGCCTACAGTGACAAAGATAAAAAAGGTTATAATTGGAACAACATGATGCTACAGCGTTGGGTTGATCATAATGGTGTTGAACATCGTGTGTTGGATGACTATGAACGTAATCGTGTTCTGGTTGACTTAACTGCTCAACCAGATGCGATTAAAGCGAAGATAGCAGAAACCATAGCCAACGGACAAGTACCTAAAAATGTTCCAATGGTGGGTGCTCAATTCTTAAAGTTCTGTGGCAAATATGACCTAGTTAAATTGAGTGAGAATGCTACGAGCATGGCCGAATGGCTAACTGCTAGTTACCCGCAGAAAGATTATGCATGATAGCGGATGGCAAGTTCCTAGCACTAGATTTAGAATTAAACCAACCGTCGGGTAAGATCATCCAGGTTGGTATTGCTATAGGTGATAAGAACACACGCTTTGAAGACTATGTTGTCCGTAAATGGTACATAGATCCACAAGAGCCCATCAGTGAATTTATCAATGATCTAACAGGCATAACTGACGCTGACATACGTGCAGAAGCATATAGTCATGAACATGTTGCCCGTGAGCTTGGTGAGTTGATTAAAGAGCATAAGTGCTTTATCAATCCAGTGACCTGGGGCGGTGGTGATAGTGTGGAATTATTGGCAGAATTCTGCAAAAACCATGCAGATTTCCCGCATTTTGGCCGTCGTTGGATAGATGTTAAGACCTGGTATACATACTTGATGCTGACCCGTGGTAAACAGCCTAGTGGAGGATTGAGTTCAGCTATGGGCTCGTTCAAACTGCATTTCAAAGGTGCAGCACATAGGGCAGATGTTGATGCGGCCAATACCCTAGCATTATTTTTCAAACTGTTAGAACGTCAGGCACAGTTAGAAAGTATATTGGACAGTGCAAAAAACATTTGACTTTAATCAAAAATCTAAATATAATATAGTATGACTAAAGAATTAGAAAAACTAGCAGCTCAAGCAGGATTACCCGTA